GCTTAATTAAAGGAGATTATTATGAGCAAAATCATCGGTATCGATTTAGGTACAACAAATAGCTGTGTGGCAATCCTAGAAAACGGAATTGCTAAAGTAATTGAAAACAGCGAAGGTGCTAGAACAACACCATCAATCATTGCATATACTAAAGACGAAATTCTTGTAGGTGCAACAGCAAAACGACAAGCAGTCACAAACCCAAAGAATACTATCTACGCAAGTAAGCGTCTTATTGGACGTAAGTTTGACGAAAAAGAAGTACAAAAAGACATTGATCTAATGCCTTACTCAATTGTCAAAGCAGACAACGGCGATGCATGGATCGAAGCAAATGGCGAAAAGTTGGCACCACAACAGGTGTCAGCAGAAGTGTTGCGCAAAATGAAAAAGACAGCAGAGGATTACTTAGGTACCACAGTTACCCAAGCAGTTATCACCGTGCCTGCTTACTTTAACGATAGCCAACGCCAAGCCACTAAAGATGCAGGTAAGATTGCAGGTTTAGAAGTTTTACGTATTATCAACGAGCCAACTGCGGCCGCTCTAGCCTATGGCGTGGACAAAGCAGACAAACGTGATCGCAAAATTGCTGTATACGACTTAGGTGGTGGTACATTTGATATTTCAATTATTGAAATTGCCAACATCGACGGCGACAAACAGATTGAAGTGTTGGCTACAAACGGCGACACGTTCCTAGGCGGTGAAGACTTTGACCAAGTTATTATGGATCATTTGGTAGCAGAGTTTAAGAAAGACAATGGCGTTGATCTTAAGCAAGACATGCTGGCCTTGCAACGTTTGAAGGAAGCCGCAGAAAAAGCCAAGATTGAATTATCAACAGCCGCAAGCACTAGTGTTAACCTGCCTTACATCACAGCAGACGCAACTGGCCCTAAACACATGAATGTGACTATCAGCCGTGCTAAGTTTGAGCAAATGGTTGAAAAGTTAATCGAACGTTCAATCGAGCCATGCAAAATTTGTATGACTGATGCTAAGGTAACTGCCGCTGACATCGACGAAGTTATTCTAGTTGGTGGACAAACACGTATGCCTAAGGTGCAAGAAGCAGTTGAGAAACTGTTTGGCAAGGCTCCACGTAAAGACGTTAACCCAGACGAAGCAGTTGCCGCAGGTGCCGCAGTACAAGGTGCCGTTCTAGCAGGCGACAAAACTGACGTATTGTTATTGGACGTTACTCCACTAACATTAGGTATTGAAACAATGGGCGGTGTGTTTACCAAGCTGATTGCCAAGAACACCACTATCCCAACTAAGCATAGCCAAACATTTAGTACAGCAGATGACAATCAACCAGCAGTAACTATTAAAGTTGCTCAAGGCGAGCGTGATTTGTTCAAGTACAACAAATTGTTAGGCGAGTTCAATTTGGAAGGTATTGATCCAGCACCACGCGGCCAACCACAAATCGAAGTTACACTTGACATCGATGCCAACGGTATCTTGAATGTAAGTGCTAAGAACAAAGCAACTGGCAAAGAAAACAAAATCACTATCAAATCAGATAGCGGTTTGACAGATGCTGAAATCCAACGAATGATTCGCGAAGCAGAAGAAAACGCTGAATCAGATAAGAAAGCCGCTGAATTGATCAATGCTCGTAACAGTGCAGAAAGTCAAATTCATTCTTTAGGTAAAGACTTTGATACTTACAAAGATCAAATTACCGAAGAAGAAAAGACAGCATACGAGACAGCATTGACTAGCGCACAGGAAGCACTAGCCGGTGAAGATGTTGAAGCTATCAATACAGTTATGGGTAAGTTGTTTGAATCTGCTGGTCCAATTATGACCAAGAAACAAGCCTCTGAAAGTGCCCAAACTGAAGCTCCAGTGTCACAGCCTGCAGAAGGCCAAACTGTTGACGCGGCATTCAAAGAAGTTTGACACACAGACAGACAGGTAGTATAATAAACACGTAGGGTGCCCATGGTGGGGCCCTACAAAGTTCTTGCTTAATTTAAGGAGATCATTATGACAACAATGCAACTAAGAACTATCAACCCAGCGGATCTAGCACAGATCAGCAGAGCCCTTGTAGGATTTGATCAATATTTCAATAATCCTCGACTACAAAATAGCAACTACCCTCCACATAATATTGTGAAGTTTAGTGATAGCGAGTATGCCATCGAAGTAGCAGTAGCAGGCTTTAGCAAAAAAGAAATCACAGTAGAAATAGACCAAGATCAACTTGTTGTTCGAGGTATTCAAGAAGTTTCGGAAGAAACAACTAAGGAATATTTGCACAAAGGTCTAGCAAGCCGTGATTTTGAACAAACATGGACTCTTGCTGAGTACATGGAAGTCAAGGATGCAGAGGTTAAGGACGGTATGTTGATTATTAATATTCAGCGTATTATTCCAGAATCACTGAAACCAAGACAGATTGAAATTAAATAATCAACCGGGGGAGGAAACTCCCCCTCTTAATAGAAAGAGACTCTATGTCAAGCACAGACGTAACAATTGAAGAAAAGATTAAAGTAGTAATTAGCGAGCCAAAGCGTTGGAAAGTGATACTACTAAACGATGATACAACACCCATGGAGTTTGTAATATCGTTGTTGATGGAAGTGTTCAGGCATAACGAAAATACAGCAAAAGACATCATGTTACAAATACATGAAACTGGTTCAGGAATTGCTGGTACGTATAGTTTTGAAATTGCCGAAGCTAAAGCAGTTGAAGCTACTAACCTATCTCGTACTAACAATCACCAATTACAAATTAAATTGGAAGAAGAATGAGCTTACGTGATCTAACAAAAGAAGCACACACAAATGCAGAACGTCAAGAATTTGTAAAGATTCTTTTTTCAGGCAACATAGATCCAAAACTCTATGCCACATTTTTAAAAAATCAACACCCATGCTATGAACTGTTAGAAGTGTGTGCTATGGCAAATGGATTATTAAGTGACATGCCCGATATTCGCAGGGCACCTTTAATTCTAAGCGATTTTATGGAGTTGTGGGGAGCAGATAGTAAGGATGCTCCAAAAACTTGTCCAACAGTTCAGAGATATTTAGATCATATCATGAGCATTAAAAATGACCCCAAGAAACTAATGGCGCACTTGTATGTACGTCATATGGGAGATTTAGCCGGTGGGCAAATGATTGCCAAAAAAGTTCCGGGCAATGGCCGCATGTATCAATTTGAAAATCCCGAAGAACTTAAAACTGCAATACGTGCTAAAATTAGTGACGACATGGCCGATGAAGCAACTATATGCTTTGAATTTGCCACAGACTTATTCAAAGATATGCTAGAAATTGCCAATGACTTCAAGTAAAGTTTGGGATACATTAATAAATATTCAGAACTTATTGGAGGCTGAATTTGGCAGGACTGGGACTGAAATTTTCGAGCCTGGAATGGATCGTTTTAACCAACCTGGTTGGATTAATCGTGTATGGAGTTCTGATCGTTATCGCCGTGCTCACGTTGATGTGGTTGATGCGAGAGCTTCTAAAGGACTCTGGATGATGCATTGTTGCATCTTCCCACATACACACAACCCTGCTCCAATTTACGGCTTTGATGTAGTAGCCGGCAAAAACAAAATGACTGGCTGTTTTCACGATTATAGCCGTACTAGCGACCCTAATCATCCTATGATGGAGTGGTTTGAGGGAGAAGTTAGCAAATTAGAATGGCGCAAACCCCGGCCGCTTCCCGAATGGGCAACCAACATATTCAGCCCCAGCATGGTGGCCGCAGGAAATGTTAGTGACGAATCCGAGCTGGATCAAATTACAGCTATGGCTCGAACTACACTATCACACTATCTAGCTACGGTAGGTGAAACCAACCACACAGTGGCAGATACTACTGCATTTCAGAACTATTATTGCCAAAATCAAAAGCAAAACCCGCATACCCCGCGTGTAATGGTTAGTTTGGGTCTTAGTGAAGAAGATGTGCAGATTTTCATACAGGATTGCTTGTTCCCTGAAATAGTATAAATATTGTACTATGCATATTTTAGACATTTTATCAGAAGCAAGTATTTTTTCCCGAGACAGCAAATATAGCTACGGACATATGGTGCGACTTAAAGACAGCGCAACAGCCATGCCCCAAGTGCAAAAGGTACTGGATGCATTCCCAGATCTCGATGGCGGCGAAAAATTTGCATGGATTGAGCCACCAGCCGCGGACAAAAACGGAAGTTATAAAAAAGTACCAGGATTTATGGGTACGGCAAATTTAAGTACCAAATCCAGTGACAATTTGAGATTCTTCAAAAGAGAAAACGGAGAAATATTTGCCATATCCGGTAGTGACAGTGCAATACAAGGTATACTGTTACACGGTGATAGATTCAATAGAGGCGATGTTGCAGAAGCCCTATTAGGTGCTAGCCTAACTGCCAAGTTGGTCAAACGTGGCGGCGACCGTATTGGTAAAATTGGTGTAGACGATGTTAAAACAATATTAAACCAAGCTATTGCTCGTGGCGATAATACTATGGTTGTTAGAATACAGGATAAGAATAGCGAAATTGCCGATAACATAAATTTTTATCTTAGATTGCCAACCGGTAGTCTAGCATTTATGAAGAATCCTGCCAACTGGGATCGCGTTCAAGATTTGTTTAGTAGTGCTATCGAATATTGCAATGGTACAGATGCGGAACGTTACAGTAATTATTTCTACCGTAATGGTAAAGTAGACGACGTGCGTATTGTCAGCGACGGTGTTGGCGGATCAAAAGATCGTAAAACTGATGTACAAGCGGTGGTACACGAAACAGATCCAGAAACTGGTAAGGTAACTAAAAGAAGTTTAAAGAATGTAGATATTAGTCTTAAAGCTGATAGTGATATTTACGGGCAACACGGTACCGGCGGTTTGAAAGCAACTCCTGATAAATGGTTAGAAACTTCCAATACATTGTTTAATCAAATAGGCGTAAACATAACTATGCCAAGATATAAAAATGATATAATGAAGTTTTTCCTAAGTGTATACACACAGGCAACTCAACAGCTTAAAACCATTCTAGCAGGAGCCAATGCCAATAAAGAAACAGCAATAATTGAAAAGATTGCTGATATGCTAGAATCTCAAGGATCACGCGAAAAGAATCCAGAAACTAAAGAGTGGCAGCCAAATAAAAATTTAAAACTTTTAAGTTTTAAAGGCGGCACTTATACTATGCATAGTTTTTCTATCTTAAAACAACAACTGTTAGAAAAACAAATTAATTTAACAGCCGAAATGATAATAGGCAAACGTAGTGGAAAGCCTAGTATTTTAATAAAAGATATAACTTCGGGTCAACTACTTACAGAAATTCGATTCCAAATGGGTAGTGATAAAGCCAGCAATTATTTTATCAAAGGACCTTTGATGACTGAATTAACTAAGATTGAAAAACATAAACACGATCCTAGTAATGTTGCTGTGGGCCAAGCCCCAACAAAAACAGCTACAGCAACTTCACCGGCCTCTACTACACCGGCGACAGGTACAGTTAAACCAACTGGAACAAAGGGTACTAAACCACTGACTATTGAACCAGTTAAACACGATGCCAACGCTTTCCCGCAATGGACAGGACGCCATCCGGGCACTCCAGGACTAGCACCAGTTGGCACAGTGTCCGGATCTACTTCTAATATTCCTTCAACCAAACGAACAGTTGTGCCTGCAGACGACGAAGTAGTTGCTGAAAGTAAAAAACGTATTAAATAACCACGTAATCCACCGGTAAATACATGAGTGTGTTGCCGGGAGCGAAACCGTGGATCCAATCACCTTATTTGCGTTAGCCAACACAGCCGTGGCCGCTGTGAAGAAAGGGTGTCAATTGTACAAGGACATCAAAGGCGCCGCGGGTGATGTAAAAGCTGTGCTAAAAGATCTGGACGATCAGTTCAATAGCAATCACAAAGATAAACCAGCCACAGTTACGCAACGTAACGCTTACATAGAAGAAAAGAATCGTGTAATAGACCTAAATAAAAAACAAGGCGAAACTGTAGGTATCTATACAGAAATTGGCAACCACCTTGGTGCATACTACGACAACCTAAACAAGTGCATGGCGATCTTTGCTGAAGAAGAGCGCAGAAGTAAAACACAAGTTTATACTGGAGATGACAGCTTAGGCAAACGTGCGTTACAACGTGTGTTGATGAAAAAGCAATTGGAACAAATGGGCACTGAATTACGTGAGATCATGGTGTATCAGAGTCCACCCGAGTTGGGTGCGCTTTATACAGAAGTAGAAGAGATGATGACTGTGTTGGGCAAGGAACAAAAAGTTCTTATCGCCATACAAATGCAACGAGAAGCTGTTCAACAAAAAAGACGAGCGGCCCGACTAAAACAGCTTCACGAAGAATTTATAATAGGTATCGCTATACTATTGATTGTATTTGTATTGGGCGGTGTGTTTATATGGGTGGCACACGATCGCCAGCAAAAATACCCACAATACGGTGATGGATTATTTCCCAAAAGTGAACATCAACGACAGCGAGAAAGAGAACCACAGGTATACATAGGACGCTAGGTGTTGATTTTTCAACATGTCAAAATTATAACACTATAGTATTATTTTTGCAAAATACTGGTTAAATACTATGTTAAAGGAGCGACAACCATGTCAGAAGAAAACAAACAGGATCAAAAAGGTGCATTTATAGAGAAATTGCTGTTTGCTCTATTGCCTTTGTTAATTGGTTCAACAGGGTACTTG